GGCTTCTGGTCCGGCTTATCTTCGTCCCGCATCAACTCGTTCAGCCAGAACTTGCAGCAGTCGATCGCACCGGCCAGCATGTTCGCTTCCGCCACGACGCTCACCTTGCGCCGCTCCAGCTCCTCGATCTTCTTCTGCACCTCGATTGCGGTAACCTGCATTGGACCCTTTCTACGGGGGCGCCGAAGCGCCCCCGGTTAGCGACTCATCAGGTAATGGCGTTGCGCATCAACAGATAGTAGTCCACGTCGTTGATCTTGATCCGCAGGACATGCGACACGACCAGATCGCCAGCGGTCGCTTGCACCACGCTGCTGGACGCAGCCGCGCCAACCGTGACCCCGTCGAGGGCCAGGAACGACACGCTACCCGCACCGGCGTTCAGCTTGCCAACCCCGGTGGCGTCGCCGCCGAGATTGCAGCGAAGGAACGAAAGCTGGCCGCCGTTGGACGAGTTGGTACCGTCTGCCCAAATCTCGGACAGAATCGCGGAGTTAGTACCCGTGAGACTGCGGTGCGGAACCATGTACGTGCAGCGCATGACGGACGACTGGCCCGTAACGTTACCGGCTGAAGCGCCGAACTGCAGCGAGTTGTGCATCGCGTTGACCGTGTCGGCGGGGGCCGCGGCCGAAACTTCCGTGAAGAACCGGCCCGCTTCGCCACCGCTGCCACCTGTCAAGTACAGCTTGGCATAGATGCCGCGGGCCGTGCCCGTCGCGCACGAACTCTTCATGCGATAGTCGAAGAAGTTCTCGTCCGCCTTGGTCGTGAGTGCCGGGTTGGCATTCGTGCCCACTCCGCCGAGCAGGCCGACAGTCATCGCGCCGCCCTGCGCCGTGTGCTGGATGGTGCCGATCAGATCAAGTTCCCTGCGTGCCATGATCCCTTTCTCCTCTTGTTCCCGCCAGTACCCTACGCCACTGTGGCAGCCGGTTACCTCACTGCGGGATTGCTTGAGCCGAACCCGGCATCGCCTCGGCCGCGGGCGCCCCGCCCGCTACCGGCGCGTTCTCCACACCAGCCCCGGGCTGGGATGGTACGGCGCCGGCTGTAGCCGCGGCGGCCTGATCGGCCGCTGCCTTCATCTGTGCCTCCAACTCCTCGTCGGAGGGTACGACCTTGTCCACGGGTATCGACAGCGACTGCGCGACTTCGCGCAACAGCCTGGCCCGGCCCCGGATCCCGATGATCTGCAGGTCCACGGGGTTGGCCGTCGCGTTCATGAACTCCTGGCGCTTCATCTGCGTCTGCTCTTTCACAATCAGCGCCATGGCGCCGCGAGGAACGATCTGGACATCACCCTTGATCGACTCGTCCTCGTCGTACAGCATGTTGAACACGTAGAACCGTTCCAACAGCGGCCGGATCACGCGCCGGTCCATCACGGCCACGACGCGCTTGATGCGCTTGTTCGCGGCGTTCATCAGCATGGACAAACCAGACGCAGTTGCCGCAGCGCCAACGACTTGCTGATTCCCGTACGAGTACTTTGGGACAGTGAGATCGTCGGAGATCGAGTCGAACTTCTCGAACACCGCGATCAACTCGCCGACGTGGGACTGTGGCTGGAAGAACGTGATCGGCGGCGTAGTACCCATCGAGGACGTGAACGGCCAGACCTTCCACGGGTGCATGTTCTGCCAATCGAACCCGCTGGTCATCTTGCTCAGATCCAGGCCCACCTGGGGCCCGGAGTTGTGGGAAACGAAGCCGTTCGCCACGAAGTTGTGATTCGGCGCCGTCATCTGCAAATCGAACACCCGCTCTTCGCCCCGCGGCGTGATGCTCGTAATCGTGTCGTAATCCACGCGACCGTGTACGTGCACCGCAATCCGGTTGCCGGGAGAAAAGGTGGAAAGTTCGCGGTACTTGTCGGCTATGTCCATGAACCTATGGCTGGCGGTAGCCTTGATTCGATACCCACGAGATGTATGCACCTCAAACACCGGTGCCACGCCATTGTCATAGACGTCCACGATAGCGTTACCGAAGAACACACCCGCCTTCTCGTTCAGCGACCGAACGCCATCTTCGCGCAGATTGCCACAGCGCTTCAGCGCCCACAGTTCGTCAATCGTAACTGTACTCCCGTCGTGTCGGTACACCACGGTGTCGCCGGTAAGGCAGCAAATGGCCAGGTTGTTTTGTATGTGCCGCACGCATCCGTTCAGAATGTCCTGGATGTCCGCGATGATCTCGGGGAGGCCCTTGCCCCAGACACTCCCGGCCTCTTCCTGGAAGCAGCACGTGTAGTACGGCTTGCGACCAAGCGGGTCCGGGTTCAGAACCGCGCGAACCACGTGCGTACCGTATACCTCGGCGCACACGTCGAACTCGTTCTCCTGCTCGTCATCAGCGATCTCCATGCCCCAGTCGCGCAACATGCTGCCGGGTACGGACCCCCAGTACTCCAGACCCTCGATAGTCGGATCCTCCGCCCCGCCACCAAGTGTGGTAACCGTGTCGCGGTTTTCGATTGTGGCTCGTTCGGAGTCCGGCGTCTGTTGGGTCTGGAGACCGGAGCGCCCGTAATCTTTCAGCGCGGCCAGAATCTCGTCGTCGCGGTAACCCTCGACGCCCAGCATGGCGCGAAGATCTTTCCGCGGCGTCCGAACGCGCTCAATCGTGTAGCCATCGTCCACCGTCCGGTTGTTCGGCCCGGGGTAGAAGTCGATCGGGTCTACCGACGCCAACTCGTAGCCCAGCTTCTCGGTGATCTCAGGGACTGACCGACCCTGCTGCGGATCGAACACCCAGGCCAGCTTCCGGCGCCGGCGGACGATCGGGCCCTTCAGGATCCCGAGTGGCGTCTGGATCATGTTCGCGACCACGTCGATCAGCGCGTCACCGAAGTTGGCCTCGGTGAGCTGGTCGAAGATCTTGGCCTGCATCCCCTTGGCCTTGCGCTCCGCAACCGTGCGCAGCAAGGACAACTGGTCTTCCCGCAACTGCAGGGCCATCTGCGTCACATCGCGCGGATCGACCGGCATCCCGGCGCTGCGCACCTCCTGGAAGTGCGCAGTCACGGCATCGATGATCGCCTTCGCCTCTTCTTCGGGAAGATCGGGAATCGGGGTCGGCTCGATCATGGCCGGGAACTCGTCTGGCGGCAACACGATGTCCTGAATCCAGGACTGGGCCGCGGTGCACTTGTTCCCGGTGTGCTGGATAAAGGTCTGGCTGCCGCCAAACTTCTGGATCTCGGCCAGGATCGAAGCCTTGTACTGGCCTTTGACCTGTTTTCGCGAGTTCAAGATCGTCGTCTCGACGGTCTGCCGAACGCGCTTCGCGCCCTCGAAGCAGGTGTTGATGTGCGCCGAGAGCCGGGTATTGACGGCCTGAAGCTTCGCAGCCTCTTGGCGCTCAGTCTCTTGCTTTGCTTTCTCGATCTCTTCCAGCCGGGAGTTCGGAACAACCGGCACCAGCGACGCAGTCATCGTAACCTGCGGCACCGGAATGGCGGTAGTTATTCCTTGTCCGTCCATACGGGTAGGTTACGCTGCGCGGATGGCGACGTCAAACCCAGCCGGCGGGACGGACGCCTTTCAGTACGATCGGCGGCATCCGACTGCTGACATTCAGCGCCGGATCGGCTCCAAGGCACAGATACTGCAGCGCTTCGCAGATATGCGAAGCCATGTTCTTGACCGGCTCGTCTCGGTACACGGACTCTTTTGCGGAAATCTGGACGCGCTTGAAGAAGTATCCGCCATTCATCCCCTTCCGCAGTTTGGAGATCTTCGGGTCCAGCAGAAACCGCGGATTACCGTCTACGAGCCCGTTGAGAAACCCCGCGACGCATTCGCGCCGCGCAACGAACTCGTTGGTGGCGGTCGGCTCAGTCGGAATACCCGCGGCGGCCAGCTCCTCGAAGCACGTGCGCTCATCGGTCTGCTGGCGCTGCGCCCCGGCCGGGGCGCCGTAGGAGTGGATCTTGAACCCACGCCAACGGTTCAGCAGCAGTGGCCTGACAACCGCCGAAATAACCCCGCGCACCCCGATGCTCTCCCCGATGCACTCCTCGAAGACCAGCAGTTGCCCGCGGGGCGTGAGTTGCCCAAACACGCACGAGGGGCAAAGTCCGTAGTCCCAACCAAGCAGTAAAGGTGCCCCCGGAATCGGCTTCAGGGGATCCTTCGACACGTGGAACTCTTCCTTGAACTCAGGCCAGACCGGGCGGCCCTCCAGCGTTCGCCCATACTTGCCCTCGATGTACACTCGGATCCAGGATTCGTCCTTGCCGGGAATCTGGCGTTCGTAGTACCCCTTAGGCAAATTCGCCAGGTTCTCGGCAAGCGGATTCGGGTGCCACTGCGCCACGCCATGCTTATCGACCGTTTTCAGCATGGCCGGCGGCTGCCTGAACAGCTTCCACCCTGCCGGGCGCTTCTCCTCAAACGTGTCGTGCCACCAGTGATCGTCATCGGGCGCGTTGGTGTCAAGCATGATTCCCGACCACGTACACGCCCCGTACGTTCCGCTTGGATAGCGACCCACTCGACCGGTCAGGGCATCAATGATGGTTTTCGGAACTTCTCGCGCTTCGTTGACCCACGCCCCCGTGATATCCAGACTCAGCACTTTCTTCACGTCATCATCACGATCCAACGCCAAGAACAAGATCTCTGCCTCGACACGAGTACCATCCGGAAGTCGGTACATCACCGTTCCGGTTATCGGGGCGTCCATCCGCAACTTGCACACGTGCTCCGGTACCCACATCTTCCAGGTGGAAAGCGTGGTGGTTTTCAGTTCTGGGTATGTACTGCGAACCACTGTCCAGCGCGTACGCCGCACGCCGTTACACGCGGCCTGTCTCTGGGCCCGAAGCATGATCTCGGTGCAGCACCCGACGCTCTTGCCGCTACCGATCGGCCCGAGCAGACCCCTGACGAACGAGTCGTCAGCGTGAAATGCCGCCAACGTCTTGTTCATCACGTAGCTGGGAATTACGTTGCTCACGGGTTCTCCTCTGCCTTTGCGGGCACAAACTCTACAAGGGCCTTGCCGTCCACGACGAATACGATGCGGCCGTTCGCAAACGCGACCAGGCTACAGTGCTCTCTAACGTACTCCTCCGACACGCCGACTGGCAACACGGAGCGGCACAACGCCTCGATGCGCTGCGCCACCTCACGCTGGCTACCGTGCAAGCTGTACGACTTAGCCACTCTTGGCCTCCCCTGCAACCGCGCGCTTCAGCAGGCCCAGGAACACGTTGGCCGACAGGATAGCGACCCACTTCTTGCCGTTCCGACGATGCAGCACCCCGGGTATCTGGAACACGCTGGCATCATGCTCTGCCTGGTCCAGCGCCGGGTATAGCTGCAGCGTCTCGGTGCGCTTCACCTCGACGTGTAGGCAGTCCAGTTCGGTCACTATGTCAGGCGAGTCCTCGCCGCCGGCGTGCTGCTGCCCGCGCCGCGCTGCGATGCCGCAGGACCGCAGTAGCTCCGCAGCTTCACGTTCGCCAACCTTGCCCTTCCGGCAGCTATTCATGGTCTACGTTTCCTTTTGGTCGCCGCTGAGCCCGGTGTTCGGAGACAGGATGTCCGCGAGCCGGCGCCCGTGCCGGAACGTGTGTCCCGTCTCCCGTTCGATCGCCAGGTATTTTGCGGCCAGGGCCTGGCACTCTGCCGCGCCGTTTCGGATGTCGTTGTCGCTCGCCAGGACGCAAATTGCGCAACTCAGACGCTCGTTCCCGCGGTCATAGGCGACGTGCCGCGGGAGTCCGGTCGCCGCAATGTGCGCCCACACGTCGGCCAGTCTGTAGCCCAGGATCGGTCGCCAGGAGTCTACCTCTCGCGCCCCGACGGTGAGGCGCTTGTGGGGCTCCAACTCCGGCAGCGTGGCCCGGTGGCGCGACTCCTCGCGCCGCTCGCCGGTCACGACCAGGACCCGGCCCGATGTATATGACCTGCGCACTACGGTGTTGATCGGATCACGCTTGCAATCGCTGGTGCAGTACCGACACGCCGCCGACGGCCATCCGCCGGCCCGGCCCTGCGCCTGCAGCATACGGCAGCGTCGCTCGATATGCGCCGGCAGCGCCCGGCAGCGCCCGGTGTGGCACGGCAACGGCCAGCGGGATGCCGTAATGCTCGCAGAGCATGCGGCAGTGCGGCAGGCTCTGCGGCCACTCCGCGCCGGTGTCGGCGTGTACTGCGGAGATCGCGCCGGCGTAGCCCTGCGACCGGGCCAGGGCGATGACAACGCCCATGATGGTCTGGCTGTCCTTGCCGCCACTGATGCTGATCACCACCGAGTTGCAGTGTCCCAGGTTCACAATTCGGCCCCCGAACAATCGGCTGCAGCGGACGGGGTACCGCCGCTGAGCCCGGTGTTATGCCTCTACCGCTTGGTCGGCGGCATTCTCCAGCCACTCCTCTACCAGTGCGGCTATGGCTTCGTCCTCGGTGCCATCGCTCAGCGTGGCGAAGTATTCGTTGCTCAGAGAAATGTTCTCATCGAGAATCTCAATTGCCCGTGCACGCGCCTTTTGCAGCAGTTCTTCGCGGATCATGGCCGTGTTCTCCTTCGTCCTTAAATAAAATAGTTCCGCGTGCACCCCGCGGACTTCTGCACGCAACCTCTCCAACTCCAGGCAATTGTCACACTGCCCACCGACGTTGACCCTGCACCCGCAGTGT